ATACATGGTTGACGGGTTCAACTCTGACCCGCAACTGTGGCTATACGACGAACAAGGTGTTCAGTTAGCAACTAACGATGACCATTTTGGTTTGCAATCGTACATATCCATACAGGTGCAACCTGGCCGGTACCGTTTACGGGCCGGTACTTGCTGTTATCAGGCTGATGTTTGGCGTACCAACCCTGGCTGGAATGAACGGTATGAGTTGAGTTTCAATGGGCAACCAGCCAACACCACGTCTACCACTGAGGAGCCGACGACGACTACTTCAACCACGTCTACTACCACCACCACAACAACCACAACCACGACAACCACACTGCCGCCAACAACCACCTCAACGTCTACCACCACTTCTTCGACAACGACAAGTACAACAGTCCCGCCATCAACAACGACAATCCCGCCAACCACAACAAGTTCGACATCTACAACCTCTACTTCTACAAGTACAACTACAGTCCCTCAAACTACTACGACCATTGCGCCAACCACTACCACTACATCCACCACTGTGGCACCGACCACAACTACAACAATCCCAGTCATCCTGCCAACCATCACAGCTGAAGAAGCCACCGCTGTAGCAACCAACCCCGAAGTTCTCGCCACAATCACCGCCGAAGAAGCAACCGAAGTCTTTGATGCCATAGTCCTTGACGACCTTACCGACACCCAGTTAGAACAGTTAGTGGCAGCAGTTCAAGATGCCCCAACAGAAGTTCGAGCCAGCTTCGAAGAAGAAATAGACATCTTCAGTGGAGCAACCGACACCTACGTACCCATCGGTTCCACAGTCCCCGTCAAAACCCGACGCGCTCTCATCGCCATCACCACAGTCTTCTCAATAGCCCCCGCCATCAAACGCCGGAACTGATAATGTGCAACCCATGAGTAAATACTTTGGCGCAATCGCATCATTAGTCCTATGGGCATCCGGAACTGGCCTTGTACTTATCACCCTGTCTGGCGATGCACTCAGTAAAGCTTTACTTATTAGCGCAGGAACCCTTGTCATCAACATCATTGCTATTGCTCTTGGAGTTGGCGTAGACGATTAGATATGCAAATGCCCCTAGCAAGGGAGAAAGGGGAAACGACCTTGCTAGAGGCAACAGAATCATAACACCACATTGACAGAAAAAACAGTGAACCAGAAAGAATTTTATGCCAAGAAAATATAGTTACTATCCAGCGTTCGATGGCAAAGGCGCACAGCCAGGCACCGTAAAACTGGTTGCTCTTTGTGCCGCCAAATTCAAAACCAAAAACATGGGTATCTATTCCGTCAGGCTCATGCGTAACTCCCATACCGCAGGCAAAAAGATTGGCGACCCAGGCATGGATAAATTCCTATCAGTCCACTCCACTGGGGCTGCCTGTGACGTTGGATATTCTGACCGCAAGGTTGGCATCGCTATATGGGACTTTTTGCTGGCTCACACTAAAGAGCTAGGCATTGAAGAAATACATGACTACGCCTATGACGCAAATCCTAAAGACAAGAATCAGGGCTATGGTCGCGGCTTCAGGTGCTCGCGCGGCGAAAACGCAGCAGGGGTAAAGATTTTCACCGCTACCGATAACGCCGGAAGTTTCGGCGGTAAGTGGTTGCACGTAGAACTATCACCTGCTATGGCTAAAGACGCAGACAAGTTTGCTAAAGCATGGGATGCGGCCATGATTAAGCCAGCATGAGCAATGCGGCGATTATTCTTTTTGCTTTGTTTGGCATCACTGGCCTTGGCTGCATATGTTTGCTACTTGCTGTATGGTTTGAGGCCGTTAAGATTAGCGACAAACCCGAATGACATTCGCACAATGGATTATTACGGCAGGAGCGACAGTCGGTGCGCTCGGCATAATCTTCCGAACCCTTGTCCTACCTGTATTCAAATGGGCGCAACGGCTTGAAAAAACTGTGACATTTGTGGAGCAACAAATGCTTCCAAACGGGGGGTCATCCCTTCGAGATTCAGTCAACAGAATAGAATCACGTTTAACTGTTGTAGAGGAACATATAACACTTCCACGCTGATAATGTGACAAGTCCTATGACACTCACAGACCTGCTTCTCATCCGTAATTTCCTTTCAAAAGTAGTAGTGAGAGGGCCAGAAGAAGACCAGCTTCTCAGTCTTGTGGCACGCATAGATGCTTTGCTCACACAACCCCGCCAGGTGTCAGCCGCCTAGTAACATCAGGCTATGACCAGTCCCAGAAACCTGTATGTCTGTCCCCAATGCGGAGAAGCATGGCTATCACAAACAGGTCGGTACTGTGTCGAATGTCGCGTTGAAGGAGAACCCCTAGATGAATCCACTACCGACTGAATACGACCCACCTGCATACTCAATGGCCCTTGTCTATTGGGCTGACGCATGTGGTGGTGACGCAGGCTGGCTAACGCTCGAAGACGTTGAAGACGACGGCGAAGTGCTAGTCCAATCAATAGGTTTCCTAGTACCCACTGAGGACCCAGGTGCCAAACAAAACCATGTGACACTGCTTCAAAGCTTCCACGATGGCGAAGGAATAAACCTGTTTTATATACCTGTCGCAATGATTCGTAAAATAATTTTACTTTCTAGTTGACAACGACACACCCCACCTGTACTCTGTGTAACAGTACAACACAGAGGAAGGGGCAACGACATGGGAAACCACCGTTACCGCATAACAAAAGAACCACACGGTTCACAAGCATGGCTCAACCAGAGATACATGGATGACCAAGGCAACCGCCGAATATCAGCATCAGCAGCAGCAGCCATCTACGGCCTGCACCCATTCGTCAAACAAGACCAATACGCAGCTGAACTGTTATCAGGTGTAGCACCAACACCAATCCAACCAAACGCTGCAATGGAAACAGGCAACCGTTTAGAAGACACCATCATCCAATGGGCAGGCGACAGGCTCGGAGTAAAATTCTCCACACCTGAAGAACTGTTCTGCTACGACGACGACAATGGTTGCCATCTCATCTCAACCCTTGACGGCTGGAACGAAGAAACCAAACACATCCTAGAAGTGAAAACAACCAGCCGTGAATACTCCGGCACACTTCCTGACTACTGGAAAATTCAAGGCATCCAACAAGCCATCTGTTCCAATGCAGACCGTGTGACCTGGGCCATCTTCGACAACACGTTGCGGCTCACACTTGTCGAGCAAGACATCACATACGCCGAAATGGAAGACCACATCAATGCTTCAGCACAATGGCTTAACGCCATCGAGTTAGGCATGGACCCCGCAGGTGTTGTCTACACCTACGAAACAATCTCAACCCGATACATGCAATCACTTGCTGAACCAGTTGAGATACCCAAAGAAGCTGCCGACTTAATCGCCCAGTTGAAGCACGTCAAATCAGAACTGTCTTCATACAAAGCATTAGAGGACAGACTGAAAGCAGAACTGTGTGACCTTATTGGTCCGGCAGAAACAGCAACAATCAATGGCAATATCGTTGCCACATGGAAGGGACAGAAACGGGAATGGTTTGATGCCAAGCGGTTCCAAATTGAAAACCCTGACTTGTCTAAGCAATACACAAAAACAACAAGCAGTAGAACACTGCGCCTTAAAGGAGAATAGTAATGACAAGAGCAACAGGCAGGGCCAGCCGTGGCGGTCCAGGCCAGAACATTAGCGACCAGTCAAAGCATGCCAAGTTTGACCAGTTCGGTAATCGCATTGGCCGATACACAACAAAACCAACAAACCAAAATAGAAAGAAATAGTAATGACAACATCAACCAACCCACCAGTGAACCCACTGGCAGACATACTCACAAAGTATGCAGTACCAGACCCGAAGATTGTAGGCAAACTACCCAAGGGCGGAATTTCCTTGGATTTTGTCGGCCACGCGGATATCACCCGCATCCTTCTCGAAATCGATGTGACATGGCGTTGGGTTCCTATCGCATGGGACAACGGCCGACCAGCAATCCACGTCGAGAACGGCATCGCAACCATGTGGGGCGAGCTGACAATCCTTGGACAATCCCGCCTTGGTGTCGGTTCAGTACGTGCAGACAAACAAGAACTTGACAAAGAACTTGTCGGTGACTTCCTACGTAACGCAGCAATGCGCTTCGGTATTTGCCTGTCGCTATGGACTAAGCAAGAATGGGAAGACCTTGGTGGCAAACCATCGAGCGTCACACCAGCCCGCAGTGCAGCACCAAAACCATCAGCAGAACCAGTAGATGCTGACGCACCACTAACCCAAGAACAAATCGAAGCGTTCAATGCAGCCTGTGGCAAAGCAGAACTATCACCCATCGGTGTATACAAAACAGCCAAAGTAAAGTTCGGGTCAGCAAAACAATCCGACCTTGCCGCATTACGTATCGCTTTCAAAGATGCAACATCAAAGCCAGCACTAACTGAAACGGAGGAATGATGTCAGCTAAACGAACCATTGACACAACCAACAACGAAGCCGGAACGGTATTCATTGGGGTCAGGCTGTCAGCAAAACAAACAGCCGAGTTAGACAGCCTTGCAAAACTATGCAACCAATCACGGTCAGGTTTGCTACGCGACCTCATCAGAAAGGCCCACGAAAATGTCACCTGGTAAACAAAAAGGAACATCCTTCGAGACACTCATCGTCAGGTACCTACAAACAGTTGGGTTCCCATACGCAGAACGACGCGCCCTACACGGCAACCTAGACAAAGGTGACGTGACAGGATGCGGGCCGTTAGTGTTCGAATGTAAAGCAGCTAAACGACATGAACTGTCAGCTTGGCTACAAGAAACAGAAACAGAACGGGTCAACGCCAACGCCGACTACGGTGTGCTGGTAGTGAAACGCCAAGGTCATGGCACCGGCGAAGAACAATACGCAGTGATGCGATTCGCTGATGCTGTACGACTATTGAAACAAGCGGGGTACTGACATGCTCGCTGAAGTAGTAATACATTTCGGTAGTGACTGGCGTGATGCTGCACTCATCCTGTTTGGTATGAGCATCGGAGTATTCGGTGGGATTGTGATTCAAATTGAAAGACAAAGGAAAAAGAAATGAGCGACATCCAACACCCAGATTCTTGCTTCTGCTTTGAATGTCTCGGACCAACCCAGTCCGACCTTATAAGTATCGGCAAAGAACTATTCGAATGTTTAATGAACCGCATATATAACGCCAGTGATTTTGACAGGCTCGGCCCTATCTCTGAACGGGAACGAACCGCCATTGACGTGTACCTACAAACAACAAGGGGAACTGATGAGATATCCACTACCGACTGAACACGGCAAATCAATGTATCGCCGTATGGGATGCAGATGTGACATCTGTAAGGCCGCCAATGCAGCAAGTAAAAAGAAATACACCAAGCTGAAACCACCGAAGGTGTATCTTGATGGTGCGCCATTTGTTGCCATCATTGAACGAGCTGGCATGACGCGAGAGTTTGACTACCGGCAGATTGAACGTTGGCTTGCCAATGGTGTGAATGTTTACACTGCCGACTTTTGGTGTACCAAACTTGGCTATCACCCGACTGAAGTGTTTGGGTCTGAGTTTTACCGTGGATGTTTTGATGAGGAGTACGCAGCATGAGCGAGTACATACACCAGGATGATGCCTATGAATGGCTCCAAGAAAAAGGTATTCAGTTTGCGGAGCAAGACTTCGCCAAAGTACAAGCCGAGCGTGACGAATTGAAACTTAAAGTGCTTGAACTATCAACCGAAGTTGAACGCCTATCAAGGGAGCTGGCTCGTGGGTGAGATGGAGATAACGGGGTACAACCCTAAGTTCGATTTCAA